TTCAGATCCTCAAGCAGAACCTGATTTTATTAAACCACATTTCGGTTTGCGATTATTTCCAGTATGGCACGTTGGTACAGATTATCTACACGAGATTGGTAAAAATTGGTACGATTATTTAGTGTCTAAAGGTGTTGATTTTATCTGGGAGACTAAAGTAACTGATATTGATTTTGAAGACAATATGGTATTTGTAGCTGATGGTAGTAAATGGGGGTTGGGAATTGGTTATGACCGCCTAATTTTTGGTGTAGGTAAATCAGGTATTGATTTCGGTAAGCAACTAGCAGACCAATATTCATTCCCAACTGAACCAAAACCAGTACAAATTGGTGTTCGATTCGAAGCACCACAAGAACATTTCCAGAAACTAATCGATATTAGTTATGACTTCAAACTCTATCGCAAATTCGAAGATGAAGGCGTCTCGCTTCGCTCTTTTTGTACAAATAACAATGCTGCTTATGTAGCTGTTGAGGAAACATATGGTAACCACTCATACAATGGCCACGCTAAAAAAGATGAAGCGTTTAGAAACAATATGACCAATTTTGGTATCTTGATGGAAATCAATGGTATCGAAGAGCCATTCAAATGGGCACGTGAAGTAGTTCAAAAGCTTCAATTCAATGGTACTGGTTTATATTATTCCCCAACTCGTATTCCTTCAACAACTTCAGAAGGTGAAGATGTTCGTTCATACCAAATCGATAACTTGAGTGGAGTAGAACACGTAATGGGTGAATATTGGACTTATATTATGGACTTTATTGAGGATATGAAAAAAGTATTCCCAACACTTAAGGACGATTGGGGAATCTATATCCCAGAAGTAAAATATCTTTCACCTGAACCACTTGTAAACTATAAGAATTTAGCATTAGCTCAATTTGATAATGTTCACTTTGTAGGAGATGCTCTCTCAGCTCGTGGCATTACAGTTTCAGGAGCACAAGGTACATACGTTGCTGAAGACATTTTAGAGCGATTTTGTAAAGTAGAAAATGGTTCGTATATTTGCGAATGGGATAATGTACACGGAGACGTGGTAAATTGGTAAAAAGTTATGGCAAAAGAAAAAATTTATGAGGTAAGACGTATGCGTAATAATGGAGCATACCACCATTTCTTTAGAGAATCAGGCTCAGAACATTGGAAATATCACAATTGGGACGGACCAGCAATTGAGCCTATTGAAGGTGAAGAAACTGAACTAAAAAAGTCTTATTTTCTTTATGGTATTGAAATGACTAAAGATGAATGGAGTGAAACTCGTCAAGATAGAGAAGGTCTTCCTTGGTATAAAAGTGCTTCAATGAGAGGCACAGTACGAATGTAATATGGAAAAACCAATTGTAATCAACGCTAAGGAATGTCCTGAATGTAATGTTCCTAAAGGTTGGGGACATGAAATTATTTTTGAAAACAACGAACTTTATTGCGGTAAGTTGCTTGTGTTCAAGAAAGGTTGTAACTTTAGTATGCACTACCACTTAATTAAAGACGAGACTTGGTATGTTCAAGAAGGTGAATTTTTGTATCGTTGGATTGATACTGCAACTGGTGAGGTACACGAAACCCCACTACGTGAAGGTGACTCAGTACGCCAATTCCCAGGACAGCCCCACCAGGTAATGGCTTTGACTGATGGTATTTTGTTTGAGGTTTCAACAGAACACTTTGATGAAGATAGCTATCGAGTGTATCGTAAATGGTTAGATAATAAAGACGTATGAAAATAGGATTATGTGGAACAATGAGTGTAGGTAAAACCACACTTGTTCACGCTTTACAGGAGTTACCTGAATTTAAAGACTATATGTTTAGAACTGAACGTTCTAAATATTTAATGTCTCAAGGTATTCCCTTAAATACTGATTCAACACTTAAAGGGCAAACAGTATTTCTAGCAGAACGTGCTAGTGAACTTATCCAAGAAAATATTATTACAGATCGTACTGTAATTGATGTTATGTCTTTTGCTCAAGCATCTAAATCAATGGATTGGACAGATAAAGAAGCATTTTATGCTTACGCTTGTCGTTTGATTAAAGAATATGATTATATTTTCTATATTTCACCTGAAGGAATAGAAATTGAAGATAATGGTGTTCGTGAAACAGATGCAGATTATAGAAATGAAATTGATATAATTATTCGTCTTATTTTAAGTCAACAGAAACATCGTATCAAAAACTACGGCATTCTTGAAGGCCCTACGGAACAACGTATTAAACAAATGAAGTTTCAATTAGGTTTGTAATATTTATAACAAAACCTATATCTTTCTAAAATGAAAAAATCTGATTTAAAAGCTTCAATTCGTGAGATGATCATCGACGAACTTACTATGGTTGATAAAAATACCAACCCAGCTGAAATCAAAGATGAAGATCCTAATACTGTAAAAACAGCTGTTGCTACTGCTAAAAAAACAGGTAAGCCTGTAACAATCGCAGAAGAAGAGCAACTTGACGAAATGGCTAAAATTGCTGGTGACCTAAAAGCTGCTATTGAAAAAGTAATTAAAGCTAATGCTGATGAAGAAAAAAAGGATGTTCGTAAAGCAATCAAAGCTGACGATAAAGTTAAAGCTGCTTTAGGTGACGAAGATTTATTCGATAACCAACTCAACAAATTCATCGATTTAGTAAAAGGTGAAAGAGAAGTAGGTCAACGTGGTCGTAAAGCCTCTGAAAAACCAGAAGGTGAAGCTAAAGAAAAAGGTACTCGTGGTCGTCCTAAATCAGCTACTCCTACTGCTAAGAAAAAAGAACCAAAATTCTCTACTTCTAAATTAAACAAGTCATACACTACTGATGACGAAGAAGGACCATCAGATAAGGAACTTAAGCAACTCGCTCGTTCAGGTGGTAAATTTGATAAGTCAAAATTAAGCCAACTCCGTCAACAAGAAAAAACCAAAATGATTAGAGCATTTTTGAAAGATATGCAATCTAAAAATGTTGTTGACTCAGCTAACCGTGTGTTAGACAAAGATGCTTACGCTAAAGAATGGGCTAAAGCCAAAACAGATATTGAAGCAAAAGTAGCTGCTATAAAATAAAATGAAAAAATATTTTCAAAATATCCAATCACTACTTGTAGTAGTATTGGTAGTTGTGATTTTTTTGATGCGTGGGTGTTCAAGCACTCCCGCATCAACTGAACCTCGTGTTGAACGAGATACTATTGTTGAATATGTAACAATTGAAAAAGAATACCCAGTTTACGTACCTAAAGTTAAATATGTAACTAAAGTAGACATTGATACATTTTCAACCCCAATTGATACTTCAGCTATTTTAGCAGATTACTATGCTATTAGAACTTATGAGGATACACAAGTATTAGACAGTCTAGACTTAACAATTACTGATACAGTATCCCAAAACCAAATCTTAGGTAGAAAAATTGCTTACAATTTTACTTACCCAAGAAAAACTATTAAAGAAACAGTATATATCAACCAAAGGGAACTATATTTTGGTTTACGTGGTATAGGTAATTTAGATCAAATAAACTACTTAGGTGGCGAAATGTTATATAGAACAAAAAAGAAGCAAGTATATAGCTTTGGGGTTGGTGTTGACCAAAATCTAGTTCCAGTTATCGCCCTTAGTATGTACTGGAAACTAGGAAAATGAGTAATCCGAATTTAAGACAGGTAATCCAACAAGAATATATAAAGTGTGCTCAAGATCCGGTACACTTTATGAAAAAATACTGTTTTATTCAACACCCCCAACAAGGTAGAATTTTATTCCATTTATATCCTTTCCAAGAAAAAGTATTACACTTATGGAAAGATAACCCATACTCAGTTATTTTAAAATCTCGCCAGTTAGGTATATCTACTTTAGGTGCTGGTTATTCTTTATGGTTAATGCTATTCCACAAAGATAAAAACGTTCTCTGTATTGCAACAAAGCAGGAAACAGCTAAAAACATGGTAACTAAGGTACGTTTTATGTTTGAAAACCTTCCTAGTTGGCTCAAAATTGACACAGCAGAAAATAACCGACTATCACTTAGATTAACAAATGGATCTCAAATCAAAGCAGTAGCAGCGAGTAGTGACGCAGGTCGATCAGAAGCAGTTTCTCTTCTACTAATTGACGAGGCTGCATTTATTGAAAACATTGGTGAGATTTGGGCATCAGCACAACAAACACTTGCCACTGGTGGTGGTGCTATTGTATTATCTACTCCTTATGGTACTGGTAACTGGTTTCACCAAACCTGGGTTAGAGCAGAAAATGCTGAAAACGACTTTTTACCAATTAAATTACCTTGGTATGTCCACCCAGATCGAGACCAAGCATGGAGAGATAGACAAAACGAATTACTAGGTGACCCTAGAATGGCAGCACAAGAATGTGATTGCGATTTTGCATCTTCGGGTGATGTTGTATTTTATGGAGAATATATTGAATTTTACGAACAAACATACATCAAAGACCCACTAGAAAAGCGTGGCGCTGATCAAAACTTATGGATTTGGCAACCCGCTGACTATTCAAGAAATTATTTAGTTGTAGCAGACGTAGCTAGAGGTGATGGTAAAGATTACTCAGCATTCCATGTAATTGATATTGAAACTAATACACAAGTAGCTGAATATAAAGGACAAATTGGAGTAAAGGAATATGGTCACTTATTAGTTGGTGTAGCAACTGAATATAATGAAGCATTACTTGTAGTAGAAAATGCTTCAATTGGCTGGGCAACTATACAAACTATAATAGATCGTGGATATTCTAACCTATATTATTCAACTAAGA